AAATTTATTGAATGAAACTAATGAAATTTATTGAATGAAACTAATGAAATTTATTGAATGAAACTAATGAAATTTATTGAATGAAACTAATGAAATTTATTGAATGAAACTAATGAAATTTATGGAATGAAATTATAGGTGGAATGAAACTAATAAAATTTATGAAATGAAGTTTGAACTAGTTTTTTATTTTATCTATGTAATACAATGGATAAATTAAATACGTATGATATATCGACGTCTTCGTTTACATTAAACGGTATAAAAACATATGCAAGATTAGTTGATGTATATGACGGGGATACAGTAACATGTGTTTTCCCAATCTTAGGAGATAATTATTATAAATTTAATATTAGATTAAATGGAATAGATACAGCTGAAATAAAGAGTGAAAATAAATTAAAAGCTTTAGAGGCCAGACATAAAATATTAGAATACTTATGCAAAAATTATACTTTAAAAAAGGATTGTTCGAGAAGTGATATTCGAAATTTTTTAAAACAAAACACTATAATTGTTTGGATAGAGTGTTATAATTTTGATAAATATGGTCGTATATTAGGTGACATATACAAAGAAAATGACAAAGATACTAAAGAATCTATTTCTGATATGCTTCTTCAATTTAATTTAGCTTATAAATATAATGGCGGCACTAAATTAGATTTTACAAAAAATTGAAAATTTTTAAAATTAAGAAAAAATTGTCAAATTAACCATAAATGAATTCGCTCTTGAAACTTGAATTTTTTAAATCGCTTGGCTTTCCTTCAAAGGAGGCAGGAATGTCTTTTATTAAAGAAAATCCAAAACTCAAAAAACAGATTGATGAAAAAGTTGAAGAAATTGATGAAATAAAATATCAAGTGATTGAAGATATAAAAGACACTATTTTCCCAAAGTATGAAGATAAAAAGGAAATATTTTTAATTAAAGTTAAAAATGAACGTTCAGAAAAATTGGCTTATAAAAAGGATTTACAAAAGAAGGCTTTAAAAGAAGAAATGAGAGAAGAAATTTTAAAGGAATTACGTGAAGAAGAGATGGATGAAAAGAAAATGAAGTTAAAGAAAAAGTATCCAAAAACAATTCCGATGATTGATGAAGATGTGTATGAAAAACTAAAAAATTTGGAAAATTTATTCTGTAGTGTTGTTAAAAAAGTTGATTCAGGGGATGTTGACGAGGATGAAATTAAAGCTATTGAAAAAATGAAGGACCAGGTTGAAAAGGCGGTCGCAACTATATTGAAAGTGTCTAATTCTCTTGAAAAATATTAAATAACTATATCTAAAATCTTGAAAAATATTAAATAACTATATCTAAAATCTAAAATTTAAAATAAAATCAAATAAATCAAATAGGGCCTTCGGGTCCATTTTTGATTTTATTTATTTTCTACTAATATATGGAATCAGAAGTACAATATACATCACATAGTAAAATTTCCGAGTTTCCTCCAAACCCGGTATTATTTCCAAAGTTTTATAATTGTGAAGAAATAGTGTACGTATTAAATCCTGGTGATATGTTATATATACCACCTAAATGGTTTCATTGGGTATTTTCTTATGAAAATAATGATGATATAAGAGAAAATTTAGCTGTAAGTTACAATATCTTTGATTCTAAAGATATATACAATGAATTTTATTATAGAGAACCATTTATTTTAACGTTAGATAAACAGAATCATTCTTTTTTAGATTTATCATTTGATAAATTAATAAATTATATACCGATTGATTATAAACAGTTATATTTTATAACAAAAGGTAAAACTATTATACCTGTTAAAAAAAATAATGAAAATATTCAATTAAAAAAGATGAATATTACTGAGGTTTTAGAAATGTATAAATCAAGTATTTATAATATAAGTATAGGTCAAGATGAATTATTACCAAAGTATTTAAATATTGATATTCCAAATATTATTAAAAGGTCTTTTCCAAATAGTGATGTTAAAACATTATTATGGTTAAATTTATTAAAAAGTAAACAATCTTATATTGAAACTGGTTTACATTATGATATAACACATAATATTTTAGTACAAGTGAAAGGTACAAAAGTGGTAAGATTATATAAACCATCTAATGCTCGAAATTTATATTTACAACCAATGTATGCTAGAAAATATAAAGATTAAATAGTAACATATGCATTTTGTGCATTTTTAATAATAGGCATAGTGTAATTAAACATATAATAATTGATATTTCCTTGTCCGTGTAAACATTTTAAATCAGTATAATAATCTTTAACTGGGAAAATATCGAAAAAAGATAAAACATCTATAAGATTATGTTTAGAGCAGTATTCTGAAATTAATTCAGTTGATGATTTAATATTTGTTAAATTATATTCATCAAAAAACATAGTATATATTGATGCATTTTTATATGAATTATTTACATCAGTTATATAAATACTAACTTCATAAAATGAAATAAAATTTTTAATTGATTTATTTTTATCAAGTATAAGAAAATTATGAAAGCTATTATTAGTGAGTAAATACTTTACATCTTCTTTGGAGAATTTTTTAAAAAAAGAAAAATATTTAAGATTAAAACTATTTATTTTATTTGTTATTACATTGATTAAATTATCAGGTGGATTTTTATCAATATAAATTAGAGTCATATCAGAATTTATATCAAAAACATCTAAGTTAGGGTCTTTGAAAAAATCTGGTAAAAATTGACATTCTAATAATTTTGGAATATTAATTGGTCTATGTAATATTTGTTTAAATGCGTACGATGGACTATTGATGAAATTTCCAGATATACCATAGGTGGAGATAGATATATTATATCGTATTATGAATTCTCGTAAAATAGAATTAATAAAATAGGGTGTATAATGCTTATTTCTGAATTCGTAATCTATACAAAAAAAACTTACTTCCATTGTAGGAACAATATTATTATTAATTGATAAGTGTATTTTTTTCCCAACAATATAACCTATTTCTTTATTAGTATTTTGGAGATAGAAAACAATAATAATTGCATTTTTTGTAAAAAAATTATAAATGTCTAGATTGTATAATAATTGAGTGTCTTGTTGATGGGAATAATTTTTATCAAAAAAATGTTTCATATTTTTTAAAAAAGTTGTGGTTATATCATCTCCTTCAAATAATTTCATATCATAATTAACATGCGGTGATTTTAAATCATTAGAAATTTTAATAAGTAATTCTTCATTACTTACAATTTTTTTAAAAGTATTTTTTTTAATAGATTCATGTACTATAACTGGCATAGTTTTCCAAAAACTCATTTATAAAATATGAGTAATTTAAAAATATCCTTTCAACGTAAAATACAAATTATTAAAATATTTATCAATATATATAATGTCATTTATTAAATATACTGTTACATTTTTAGCTGGAGTTTATATTGGTCAAGAATATGGAAATACTATTCCAAAAGTAAAAGATTATACATTAGACTTATATCGTAAGTTTACACAAACAGAATTTTATAAACAAGTATCTAAGGATATGAATAAGAAAAATTGAATTTTAATAAAATAGTAGTAATTTTGACTACCTGTGAAAAATGGTTAATATTAACGAAATTCCTGATAACGTACCTTTGTATAAAATTAAAAAGTATAAACATGCACTTGAGCTTATAAATGATAACGTACCTTTAAGTATTGTTAAAAGACGATTGCATGCAAAAAATATTATTGAATTAGCTGATAACATTAAAATGAAAGAGTCTAAGAGCATTAATAGAAAATGTGCTATTATAGATTCAGTATTTAAAAAAAGAGCATTCAAGGTTTTTATTATTGACCCAAAAAGTGACAAATTATGTGAGAAATGTGAATATGATTTAAATTATCATCCTTATGGTTGTAACTTAAATTAACCATGGTTGTAACTTAAATTAACCATGGTTGTAACTTAAATTAACCATGGTTGTAACTTAAATTAACCATGGTTGCAATTTGAATTAACAAGTAATTAAAACATCAAAAAAAAAAAATTAGGACCTTCGTGTCCTTTTTTTAATTAAGTTGATTTCAAAAAAATAATTTATGTGTATATTATAATATGGGAAATGTTGTAAGTAAACCGTTGCCACCGAATGAAGTGGAAAATATTTTATGTTCTAAAAATAATATACAACTAATATTGAGGGTATTGCGTGATGCTCATGATGTAAGTTATTTTTATGCAGAGTTATTATTACAAGATACATTACCAATAGCGTTGCAATACTATAAAAATTATTCAAAAGAGACAGAATTATTTTTCAATATGTCAAGAAAAATAAAACGTGAGGAGATAGACATGAGTTTTCATGATTTTTATAATCAATTGGCTTTTTTGAATTATACATATGAACAACCTATTAATAATGCAAATATGAGACGAAATATCTTATTATCTGTATTTAATAAATCATATATTATTCAGCGTTTATTAATTGAAGACCTTTATCGTACATGTTTTTTCTAATTTTATATACAGTTAATTTATTTATATACAGTTAATTTATATACAGTTAATTTATTGTATATAATTAAGATGATAGTATTCATTGTGACGTTTTGTTTATTTTCAGTAGAAGCTTTATTACATTATAATTATGGTAGGGAAGATAAAACCAAGTTTCATTTACCAAATAATAAAACCCTTTTGCAAATTTTTATAACAGTATCTATTTTTAGTTATTTAAATAGTTATATTTTACGATATTTGGCTAAACATTATCATATTCATGGTAATTTTTGATTAACATTATAAGATTCATGGTAAGATTAATATAAGATTATAATTCGTCTTCAGATTCATCTTCATCGTCTGGGCGTCGCAAGTGATAACCTTCTAACTTTTGAATTTTCTTTTTATTATCTACTTTAAATTCAGTACAAAGTGCGTTTTCGAGTTGGTTAACAAAATTAGAAAATTTATTAAAAGAATTTTGAAGTAATCTGTCGCTTTTATATAAATTTTTAAGGTCATCCTTTGTTAGATAGTCTGATTTTTTACCTTTAACAATATTTTCGTCAATAAAAGCCTTAATATTGTTATTATTATTTTCATATTTTTTAGTGACTTTAAGAACAGAGTCTGGTGCAATAAGACCCTCTTCTCTGTAAATACGATAATAATCTAATAAAATGCACATAAAAACAGTTTTATAACTTTCTAATTTATTTTTGAGTTCTCTATCAATTTTGAATTCATACATATATTTGTCTTCAACTTCTTCACTTAATTTTTCCACAAATCTTGAAACAAATTCTGTAATTTTTAACCGTCTAACAACACCACCATCTATGTCACTCATAGTAGGAATTCGATTACAAGCCATAAAATATTTTGCATGAGGTTTAAATTCTATTTGTGTGCTATTTAAGTCACGTGTAGAAATACGGTCACCACCTGTTAAAGCTTTCATAACATCTGCTTGAATTTGGTCATTACTACCAGGTTCTTGCATAATAACGACACGTTTATTACGTGTTGCAGCAAGAGCACTATTGGGTGAATTTGCAGATTCACGTTTTCCTGTAATAAGGGATACAGGGCTGTCAATTGCATATTCACCCAAAGCCTTTGTTAATAATTCTGTTAAAGTACTTTTACCATTACCACCTGATGCATTCTTACCGCTCCAAATATAAAAATTTTCATCACGATTATGGCCATCAAGACAACTAGATAAGGATTTAAGTGTAAAATGTCTAGTTTCAGGTTCTGGTAAAATTTGTGAAATAAGTGTCATAAGTTCTTGATAAATAGGTTCACTGGGGTCATGGTAACGGTAGTCGTATCCAGTAGACAAACTAACGTAATCACTTGACGAACCATTTCTAAATTCCATAGCATTAAGGTCAAAAATACCATTTTCAAAACCAATGAGGTCTTTATCTTGATCAATAATTTTGTAGAAATTTTCATTATAAAATTCGATTTCTAAACAATTTAATTTGATACCACTTCCTAATTTTTGAAGAATATTATGATAATTTCTAATAATTTCATCACTTGCACCCTCCTTAATAAGTTGACGACGATAATTTTCAATTTTAGTGAAAACTTCGTTTGTTATTTTATGTCTAAGATTAAAACTTTTGTTTTCTTTTTTCCATCTAATTCCATTGAAGTAATACCATTCGTCTTTTTGAGGATTGCTACATACGAACTTTTCTCCATAAAGTCTATAAATTAACTTGCTAAGTACGTTATCAAAAGGTCGAAGATATTTAATATCATGGTTTGGAATTTCTTTTGATAATTCATCATAGTCGTCAGGGTTATCTATTCTAGCTAAATGTATTAGGTTATTAATGGTGTAAATATATTCACTATTAGCAAATGTATGCCATTTTGAATTACACATATCTTCATCGTAATGTTCCCATTTAGAAGAGAAATAGTGCCATAAATCAACAAAGTCAGGATTGATACTATATAATATAAAACCAATATTGAGCCATTTATTGTAATCCGTATAACGGTCGCCATCAAGAATATCAAGGTATTTACGTACAACTTCACGGTCAGAGTAAATATCTTCTTCATTCATAAGATGGACTTTTTTGGAATTATTTTTCTTCTTTTCAGATTTATATCCATAAAGGTATGAATCTTCATCAACATAACTAATACAGGTTTTTAAAAATTGTTCATAAGTAGTGTCTTCGACTGTGATAGCAGTTTCATGTAATTCATTTAAGAATTCTTCCGTATCAATAAGATAGAGTGGTCTATTTTGACCGTATTTAGTAGACAACATAGTTCTAAAGCACAGGTCTCCGTAAACTTTTAAATCTATGATTTTTTTGTCAAACAATTCTTTAAATTTAGGTTTGAGTTGTTCTTCAACGAATTTTTTCATTACACTTCTATTACTGAAATGAATACCGTCAAAAATTACATGATAACTTTTTTTTTCAAAGTTGGGAATGGATTTGAGAATATATACACCTGTTATATTAGGAATGAGTTGTTTAACTGCGTTTATTAAGTTAAGGATGTCTGTTTTATGGTTACTTTGTTCATCTATAACTTTTGCACGTTTTTTAAGGTCATTAGGGTCTATGGGTTTTACTTTATTGTCATAATCTATGAATAATTTAATGGGTTGGTATGCATCCCAATATTCGTAGTATGAATTATTACCGGCCTTAATTTTATTGAAAATATTTTGATAAGTGTCAGCTACAAGAACTTTAGCGCCTGCGGCATTTAGATCACGTTGAAAACATTGTAGTTTTTTAGTTTTACAATATTCAAAGCAGTCTTTTTTTTGACCCTTGTTAAATTCCATTAACTTTAGATTTTAAAAAAATATTTAGAATTAAACTTTGAATCTTGCGCGTTTAAATTTAACAATCAAGTGTCATTAAATTTAAATAAAGGTGTTATTTCATACATTTAACTTTAAATTTTTATTTATTGTATTATAATAATAATATGTCAGGGACATTACCGACAGGTGGTGAGACTAGTTTAGCATTAATTAGAGATAATCTATATAATTTTGATAAGGAATGTTTTGTGGATAAATTAGCAACTGCTTCTCAAAATGGTTGTTCCGCAGCTTATAGTACACGTTTATTACGTTCTAATTATTATGGTCCCATGGTTCGTGTACGGAGAAGTACAGATAATGTTGAACAAGATTTTTATGGTGATGTTTTTGGAAAATTAGGAACAAGA